GAGCGTATTCGGTTATTTAAAATAGCTCAAAAACAAATCTGTAAATAAAAATGAGTGTTGACTTAAACAGTAAATTATTTACCAATCTCTATGGTACAGGTAAGAGTAAATATGGAGGTGACTTATTAAGTAGTGGCAAGTGGCAATATGCTATCTATGATAAGACCCCTCTTGACAAAGCAAAGACTAATGAGATATTTGGTTACTATCAGGGCCATGCATTCAGTAATGCACAAAGATATGCTCATGGCCTGACTAGTGGATTTGATCTATCCCCAGCTGACTACCAAGCTCAACAGAGAAAAGCTGCTGCCGCTACTGCAGTTAATACTCCTTACGGTGGACAAATGAATGCTGGCCTTGGTACCAGCGTCAACGCTAAAAATCCTTACGCTGGTACCCCGAGCAGAAGGGGTGCGGACTTAGCTCGTTTTTCAGCAAGAACTGATATTGATCACTTCAAGCACCTTAGAGTAGGAGATTATGGTTGGTCACGCGGTAAGATTACTGCTGGAGCTGATGGTGCTGCTACACGTACTATAGGTAAGCAAGTTGCGGTAGGCCCAAAAGTACCGTACACCCAACAGAAGTCAAAGATAGAATACAGTACTCAGACTGGTAGACTACTTAACAATGCATTCGTAGATGATGCAGCGTTTGAAGGAATGACAGATGTAGATAAAGCATTCTATGGTCTTACTAGAACACAAGCACGACAACTAGATCCAAACTTAGGTAAGACAGCACAAGTAGTGGATGCTGCGTATCAATATAGACGTGGTAGAAGCAGGAAGAAAACAGGTATAGGATCAATAGTAGGTACATTAGCTTCAACAGCTCTACCTGTTTTTGGAGCACTAGCTCTAGGCCCAATCGGTGGGGCTATTGGTGGAGCGATTAGCTCAGGTATTCAAGGTGGTAATTTAGGTGAAATAGCTAAAGGTGGTATCACAGGTTATATTGGTGGTCAAGGTGCCCAACTTACAGGGGGGGCAGGTGGTGGAAATCCTTATTCAGACGGTGGTGCCCTAGGAGGTGCCATACAAGGAACAACAAATGGAGCAAACAACGTGGGATTCTTAAATGATTTATTTAAAGGCGGCTCAGACCTAATAGGTAATTTAGGTGAAGGCTTTAGTGACATCTTTAAGGGTGGCACAGGAGGTCTCACTGATTTCTTAAGTGGTGGAGGCAAAGCTGGACAGTTAGGTGATCTACTTAATGCAGCTACTGGTGGACAATCTGGTGGTATTGGAAATATATTATCAGGTATATCAGGCGGAAACCTAGGCCAGATCCTACAGGGTGCTGGTGGGTTAGGTATATTAGATGGCCTATTGGGTGCCACACCGGGTATCAATCCTAGTGCTGGTGCACCTCAACCAACTGGCGGTGGAGGCGGTGGATCGACAGCACAGCCTACAAGCGGTGGAGGTGGTACATATCAGACAGTAGGTGGTCAAGCCCCTCAGCAAGGAGGCCAATTAGGTGGACTCTTAGGCTTACTAGCCTCTGGTTACCTATCTCAGCACTCAACTGGTGAAGTACGAGATGAGATTAAGTCAGGTAGAGATAGAGCTATTGGCTTAGCAGATCCATTGGCTGATCAACGATCTACTTTTGCAAGCCAATTAGGTGCTTTGATGGCTGATCCATCTCAAAGAGTGCCAGAGTTACCGGGATACCAATTCAGATTTAACCAAGGACAGAAAGCAATGCAGAGAGCTGCAGATGCTGGAGGCCTAGCAGGATCAGGTAACGCATTAATAGCTGCCGCAGAGTACGGACAGAACTTCGCACAGGCTGCATATGACTCTGAGTTCAAGAAGTTATATGATCTATCCTCTGGCAGTACTGCAGCTGCAGAGGCAGCATCTAACGCTGGTAATCAGTTAGCTCTTTTAGAGTACGGTAAGTACAGAGGTTATAGTGGCTTAATTAGCCAAGCAACAGGAGGAGCTATACCTAATCCCGGTGGTAACCAACAGATACCCCAGCAAGGTAGTGGAGGCTCTGGTGGATTACTTGAGCAGATTATATCAAGTCTGTTAGGTAGTAACTCTAACCCTCCATCTGGTAATGATGCTGGTAATCCTTACGCACCGGGCGGTGCCGGAGCTGATAATTCAGGCGGCGGTTTATTCGGAACTAATTCAGGTGGAATATCACAATTTGCGAGGTTACAATAATGAGTGAAATATTTGCAAAGACACCATGGCAAGCAGGTGCTGAGGATGTACAAAGGACTAATGTTCAAAACTATGAGCGCAAGGAAGAAAAGGTCACAAGAGACTTAGATAATGCAACTAAGGTGCTAGGCATTGCTGATAAACGTATTCGCCTAGAAACTTTACGTGAAGAGATGCAACTTGATATCGGGCAGAAGAGAGCAGCCATTGATCTAGCCAAGGCACAGACAGAAAGTGCAGTCATATCTAACCAGCAGACTGAGGAATTATTCACATATAAAAAAATACAAGAACAGGCTGCTGCAGATAAGGCTGAGATAGAGGCTAAAAATAAACAACTTGAAATCGATGCAGAGATAAGACTAAAGGCTTCCCAAGCTTATGAGAACGAAAACATAAAGTCATCAGATGAAGGAATTGATAAGCAGACTAGAATTGCTAATAGGATGGCAACTAAGGAGTATGCTGCGGACATAGAGAAAGGTCGTACCCAGAGTATACAAGCTGCTGAAATAATTAGAGCAATTGAAGACCCAAATGTATGGACAGGTAAAGGTGCAGAGATTGTAACTAACGTAGCAGGATGGCTAGAGTTCTTAAATATACCTACCTTTGGATTTGATTTAGATAGTAACCAAAGTGCATCAAAAACTTTCCAGATGATGACTCTAAGATTAATTGAGTCCTCTCCTCGTGGATATACTAATGAGGACAGGGAGTTTGCTGCTGACACATACGGTAACCGTACTGACAGTCAAGAAGCTATTAAACATAACATGCATATGATACGTTCTGGTGTAGAATTAGATATTTTACGTAAAGAGTATATAGGTCTTAGGGCTACCACTGAACCTGATGGTATACCTTTCGTAAAAGCAGCTGCACAATTTGATAAGTATGTAGGACCAAACTTTGCCTACACAGGTGTCGGTTCTAATAACATGCCGATAATGTTTGATCAATTTGTAAAGCAAGCACAGCAAAGAGGGGTTACTAGTTTAGATTCTATAATGAATGGATGGAATTACAACTACTCTATAAATAGTCCTAAGAATAGAGAAAGAAGGGAAAAACTTAAATTACAGACAGCAAAGCGAGGACGTAATGGGTAAGCAAGAGGCACTTGAGCCAGAAGTACCGGGGTTAGATCCGGCACTCTTTGATATGTCTGCTCCGGGTACAGTGTCAGAAGACACACTGCCTGTAATCGGTATTGACTGGAATAAACCAGAAGGAGTAAAGGCTAAGAAGAATGAGCACATACCTGTACTTGATTCAAGGTTAGATGGAATTGAGTCTGATTACTATTCTTCTGATGAGAAGGTGGATGCTGACTTAGATACTATTAATTACTTCTTTAGAGGAGCTAACAGCGAACAGCGTCTCAACTCTATGACTGAGGCTCATAGACAAGCCATCATAGATGGAACAATAGATGTACCTTTCTTAGGTGGGGTAAGGAGTGTTCTATCAGAATGGGGTGCCGGTGTATTAGCCCTAGGTTCTGGTATAAGAGAGGCGTTCAATCAAGAAGCTATCTTAGGCGAGCTATCAGAGGAAGACCGAGAGGCTTACATAGAGATGGCACAGCAAATAGGTATGCGTGAAGGTGAGCTAGGTAGCGCTACCGAGGTACGCACTGGATTTGATCAGGATACTGGGGTATGGAAGCATGTAGAAAACCCTGAAGAGTGGAGCAGAATAAATAATCTTTTGTATATTGGTCGTAAGGACGTGGCAAAACGTGCCATGGCTCAGACTATGGACAAATATACTTGGGTACCAAAAGACGCTAAAGCAAGACAATGGAAAGAAGACCTACAGGATTGGTGGTTACCTAACTCAATTGATTGGGCGGTAACAGCTATACCGGGAGCCGCTGACACTCAAGCTGCCAAGTATGAGAAAGGATCTACTGCATATGAAGTATGGGATAAGTTATCTGATCTATTAGATATAGGACAGATGGCTATAGCTCCTGCACTAGGTACTAAGACTATTAACTTAGGTAAGACTGTATACTCGTCTGCTAAAGTTAAAAAATTAGAACTAAAACTGGCTGCACTAGAAAAGGTAGCTGGTTACGCTGACTCTGGTGTTAAGAAGGTTAAAGACAAAAGTAACATAGCAACTGCTGAGGTGATAGGTGCTTCTGTAGGAGAAGCTGCTGAGACAGTAGCAAATAAACTACGTGATATAAGAACAGTAGTAAAAGGTTTCTCTCCGGGAATATTAGCAGTAGCTAAAACACATACAGGCTTAAAGACTAAAGCTGCTGTAGACAGTGGTGCTACACTAAAAGATGCTGAATTATCTATTAAACATAAAGAAGAGGTACGTAAGCAGATTACTGATGCAGAAGAAGCAGAGTATGGCGACAGCGGTGAAGGGTTTGTTAAGACGTTAGGTAAGGATCTTGAGAAAGAGACCAAGGCTGATCAAATAGCCCTAGCTAAACTTGATGTAGAGTTAGCTAAGATGGAGCACAGGCTTATCACTGAGGGTGGTACCGATGCACAACAAGTTAAATTCTATGAGTCTCTAGTTGAGATAGAAGAGAAAGTACGTGGTCGCGCTAAGAAGAAGTTTGAGCGTATTCCTAAAGACGCTGCTCTAGTAGACACATCTGATTTACTTCTAAGTGTAGAAGCATACATGTCTGATGGAATAGTAGCAGCTACTAAGTCTCAGGCAATGATAACTAAATACCAAAAGATGCTAGACAAGACTGTTAGAGGTATGCGTAATAAGAATGATAAAGTGCATGCACCTATCATGGCTATACATGATATGGTATCAGATATGAAGTACCAACAAAGGTTATTAGCTAATTCTAATGATCCAAATCGTGGTGGTATGATACAGATACTCTCTGACCTGATCAATCAGGTGCAAGGTAAAGATGGTATATTCGATTCTTTAACTAAAAAGAAAGATATCAAGTATAGAGATCAGCTGTTAGATGCTATCAACTTCTGGAAGACAGATGTAGTAGAACGATTTGAAGTAGACCCTATCTATAAAATAGGCAAGACTGACAAGTATGGTAAGCTGGCATTATACAAACCTGAGGTTATCAATCATCTCATAAATGAGATGGAAAAAGGTAACATGGATGTAGTCTCTGCACTTGAGAAAGCAATAGGTAAAGATGCTACCAGCAACCACATGGCATGGAAACAACTTCATCAGGTGTTAATGGATAGATTTATCCGTAAGGTAGCACCTAAAGGTATTATAGATCTAGACAAAGCCAAAGAATACTTTAAAGATACCAAGAAGCGTAGACCATTTGAATACCTACCGGGTATGAGAAACTTTATGGATGATACCTTATCTAGATTAGAGGGTATACAAAAACATAAAGCAGCGTTGGTTGCAACAATAGAAAATAAGAAAACCATGGCCCTATTTCATGGGCTAGATAAACAAGGCATGTTTAATTCCCCTGATCAGTTAGTACCTGTACTGTTAAACGATTTAGATTCTGCACGTAGAGCTATGAAAGTTGCAAGAAGTACTGACAGTGTTGAGCAATTACGTAATATGGCTGCTACTTACATACTAAAGCAAGCCAGATCTAAGAAGAGTGATCATAGACTTGAATCATTTGAGCGTAACGCAGCAAAGATAGTAGAGTACTTGGACAATAACACCAAGAACTTAAATATCCTTATGACCCCTTACCACGTAAAAAGATTACGTAAACTATACGAAGCATGGGATATAGAGAATGCTACCAGTATCCCGTCTATTGGTACATCCCACACCAAGTCACAGACTACTACTGGAACTGCTATGGCATTCGCTAAGCAGAGTCTTGCTAGTATCATGAGTGATATAGTAGCACAACAAAAGATGTCTGTAGGCAAGCATTGGATAGTAGGTAAGTGGGGTGTCAAAGGCTACTCATGGGTAACAGCTAGCCTAAAAGCATCTGATGTCGAGTTTATTCTACGCAAGGCTCACTATGACTCAGATGCTCTGGATATCCTAGAGTCCATTGTCACAGATAAAAAGATGGGTACTGGTGAAATGCAAAATCTAATGAAGATATTAGAGGAACAAGGTCACGTATCTATCGTAGATATACCTACAAATAACCCAATGTATAATAGAATACAAGTACTATTAAAAAACAAAGCCAAGCATGCTGGGACTGTAGACGAATTTGGTAAAGAGATGGATGCTATTATGGCTGCATTGTATGCCCAAAGCGCAATACAACAGTCCTCTGAGAAGGGAAGAACTAAAGACCAAGGAGCTTTATAGATGGATATATTTACAGACCCACGGGTACTATTAGTTGCTGCTGTCGTTGCTATGGCAAGTGCTCTCGTTAACACAGGCTCATTCCTTGTAGTAAATGACAAGATGAATGATACCTCTACAACTGTGGCAGTTCAGCAAGAGCAGATTGTGACGATCAAGCAGAATCAGGAAGAGATCAAAGGCTATACCAAAGACGTGTATCAATGGGTACAAGTACAGAAAGGCGTAGAATCGGAGAGAAACAGAAATGAGTCTAGGTAAACAACAACGTACTTTCACTAAGGATATCGCAGAGCTAATCCTCTGGGCATACGAACAAGGGTACGAACTGACCATCGGTGATGGCTATAGAGATCCCAGAGTACATGGAAACTGGGGTGATAAAGATAGCTACTCACATCGCTATTCATTGCATAAGAAGAGATTAGCCTTAGACCTTAACCTTTTCATAGATGGAGTGTATCAGACCACTACAGAGGCACACAAGCCGTTAGGTAAGCACTGGGAGTCTATGCGTGAAGTTAACTCATGGGGAGGGCACTTTGGAGACGGAAACCATTACTCAAGCTCCTATGCAGGATACAAATAAACCCTCTTGGAAGAACCGCAGACGGTTCATGTTCACTGTTAGTGCATGGATCATAGCTGCTATCAGCTATGTATTATATACTAAGCTTAACACTAGTCCAGCAGAAGCCATGGTAACTATGGGGTTATTAGCCTTAGCAGGTATAATAGGCTCCTATGTGTTCGGCGCTACTTGGCAGGATATCAAGAGGAAGTAGATATGATACCATTATTATTAGGAATTAAGAAGTTCATTCCACTGAAGGCACTTATAATGGCCTCAGTCGTCGTAGGCGTGGGGTTATGTGGGTACTTCTATGGAAAGCAGTCTCAACGTATAGAGTACGAGGAAAGTCTCCGTATAGCCGTACAGGAGGCCTTAGAAGCCGAACGTATATTCAATGATCAGAGAGTAGCCTCACTAGAAGAGTTCTACGCTGATAAATTAAAGAGCAATGTAAGGACTATTAAAGAGGTTCAGGAGGTTATAAAGTATGTGGAAAGTGATGCTGGTGCTAGTGAGTGCCTTGATGATACAGGGGTGCAGCTCGTCAACCGTATTATCTCAGAAAACGTGCCCGAGTCTACCAACTGAATTGACAGAGAAGGGTAGGACTGAGTTCCCTCCTCTAACAACTGGGACAGCTGGTGAAGTAGTGGGCTTGATTCAAGACCTATCCACTGCCAACCGTGAGAATGCTACCAATCATCAGGAAGTAGTGAAACACTACGACCTGTGTATAAGGCACTTGGAAGACTAATCATCTGCTAATCCTTTGGTGGTTCTGGCATTGCAGCTACTTCTTTAGATAACTCTAACAATCTGCCAGCTAACTCATACTTTGTTACGTAGTCATTTAAAAACTGCGTACTAAATTCCTCATCGCCTGCGCGTACAGTTATTCTGGTTACAGTTGCATTATCTGCATGCCTAGATGTTTCTTGTAATCTTTCAGTGAAATGTCTTGTAAATATTTCTATCTTATGTACCTTATCCATTGCTAATCCTTATTAAATACTAAGCCGTCTTTCTCGGAGAATGTTGCTGTTGTAAATCCTTTTTCTTTGTATTCCTTCTCTATCTCAGCACGTATTTCTGCGGCTATAATAGAACTCGTTTCATCTATGAGTTTTGCCTCTTGCTCTGATGTGTCTCTTGTGTGAGATAAAATTGCGAATCTCACTAAGCTTTCAATCTCATCCATTGCTAATCTCCTTTTAGAATATCCATAAGGCTAACCCAAATACTACTGCAAATATAAAAGCTATTACTGTTACTGTTATTTCTATGCTACAACATCTCATGCTACACTCTCCTTTTGTATATTATCATCTTCTACCGCTAATCTAGCGACCTCACTTAGCTTAAACCAAGTGTTACTACCATCCTCTCTGAACAGGTACAGCTTCCCTCTACTTACATGGAACTGAACTATACCTGTCTTCTTTACCCACTGATCACTATTAGGGTGTCTGTGAGTCCACGGTATATCCTGCCTTATCGCTCTGATATAGACTACCATTATGTATCCCACCCCCATTCACCAGTCATACCTTTAGCGGTATAATCTGCGTTTCGTTGTTCAAAAAAGTTATTAAAGCTGTCTCCATCAATTACCCAATCTAACCAGCGTAGTGGATTCTTTCGTACGTGCCAGTTACTCTTCAGTCCTAGTTGGATCAAGCGTCTGTCTGCAAGGAACCTTACGTACTGCTTATAGTCGTCAGGCCCATGCCCATTTATTGGCTTACCATCAGGGAAAGCTCCCTCAATTACCTTGTCTTCTAGTTTTACTTCCTCCCTGAACATGTCGTAGATCCTACCCTTGAACTCATCATTTACAATGCGTGGGTGCTCCTCACAGTATACTCTAAAGAGCTTTAGCATGCCTTGACAATGCATAGACTCGTCACGTACTGACCACTCTACTATCTTGTTAGTACCTAGTAGCTTCTGGTGCTGCTGGAAGTTAAGTAGCATAGCGAACGCTGAGAACAGCCCCACTCCCTCATTGATAACACTCTGTACTAATCCTAGTGCCTTACCTGTCTGTGTGTGAGAGTCTACGTTACCCATAAACTCCACCTTATTCTTCATCTCCTTGTAATCAAGGAACGCTGAATACTCTGCCTCATCTAGTCCTAGTGTGTCATTAAGGAGAGCATAGGCTCTCTGGTGTACAAACTCCCTGTTAGCAAACGAGGTGAGCATAGCGCGTACTTCGTTGTTCCTGAACTCTGGTATGTAGTGCTCTAGGTAGTTAGTACCTACTGCCACATCAGACTGAGTGAAGAGACGTAAGATTTGTGTTACGTGCTCCTTTTCAGCTGGCGTGATGATACCCCTCTTCCATTGATCTACGTCATCCTGCAGGGATACCTCCCACTCACCCCAATGGGATTGCTCGTGCTTGACTGCAATATCCATTGCCCATTGATACTGGAACGGTTTATATGTAACACTGTTTTCTAGTAAACTCATTATCTACCCCTCACATCCTAAACATTCATCAAAGTCACGTAGTGCGTGTCTCTCCACTTGTAGACCTACCTTGTCCTCATTCTCAAACGCCTCTGTGCGTAAGTAATAAAGACCTTTCAGTCCTCCCTTCCATGCTCTGTACACAGTAGACAATACTACTGATCTATTCACACCCTCTGGGTGGAATACGTTAACACTCTGTCCTTGACAGATCCAAGGCTGTCTATCTATAGCGTGCTGTACTACCCAATGCTGATCTAACTCGAATGCAGTCTTGAAGATGTCCTTGTGCTCTTCACTCATCCACCTCAGATGCTGTACAGATCCCTTGTTGTTAATAATACTATCCCACGTATCATCACAGTTCTCACCATACTCTTCGTCTAGTACCTCTTCAAGGAATTTATTCTTGATCAGGTGACTGCCTACACGAGTACGGTGCACAAAAGCATTAGACTTCAAAGGCTCTATACTAGGTGATGTGTTACACAGTATAGAACTATTTGCGTTCGGTGCTATAGCTAACAAGTGTGCATTACGTCTACCAGTACCTTTCATATCTGGTGCTTCGCCTCTCTCTAGCATTAGCGCACCAGTAGAAATCATTGCTTGTTGCTTAATATCTGCAAACATAGCCTTGTTAACTAGCTGTGCTGATATACTCTCCCATGGTATGTTATTCTTCTGCAGGTAGTAATGGAATCCCATTGCTCCTAGGCCTAGTGATCTCTCTCGCTCTGCAGAGTACACTGCTTTTCTTAAAGCATCAGGTGCATGATCGATGAAGAACTGAAGCACATTATCGAGAAACCTGATAATATCGCGAACCATTTTTGTGTCTTTCCATTCATCGTAGTATTCGAGATTAACGGAGCTAAGGCAACAAACAGCAGTACGATTGATATCTGTAGCAAGATGTATTTCGTTACATAGATTACTTCCATAAATTTTTAATCCTAAATCTTTTTGTGTTTGTGGTAACCCACGGTTAGCGGCATCAATGAAGTTAATGTATGGTCCACCTGTACGATACCGCACCTCACAGATAGTCTCTATCAAAATACGTGCCTTGATAGTCATCACTACTTCTTTGGTATCAGGATCTATAAGATCCCAGTTACCGTTAACTAATCCAGCTTCCATCAAAGCATCTGATACGTTGACTGCGTTGAATAAGTTGAAACACTTACGGTCAATGTCTCCACCTGATGGCATCTTAAAGTTAATAAACTCTATGATGTCAGGGTGATGATCATTCAAGTACGCAGCATATGACCCCTTACGTGTACTGCCTTGCTTGTAGGCAACCATCTGTGCATCTGTTACCCTTAGAAAAGGTATAGGGCCGGGTGCCTTGTCAGACACAGAGCGTACCTCTTCCCAGTGTCCTCCTACGCCTCCTCCCATGACAGATAGCCATGCTACCTCTTCCATATGCTCTATCAGACTCTCTAATGTGTCGTCTACATATGTTAGAAAGCAGGAGATAGGCATGCCCTTAGGCTTCTCTCCTTTAGCAGGTGCATTAGATAGTGGAGGTGAACTAGACATCATCCACTGCTTGCTAATGTAGCCGTACATACGCTTACCTAACTCTTCATCACCTCCGTTGAACGCTTCACACATACGTGCAAAAGTTTTCTGTGGTGACTCTCCATTCTTACAGTAAAACTTATCTAACATCGCCCTGCCCTGCTCTGTTAGCAAGGCGTTACGACTATCATCAGTTCTAATCATCTAATTTATCCTTGTTGTTGTACTCTTGAAGACATGATACCCATTAACTGACGTGCGAAGTCAATCATAGTAGGTGCATCTACTAAAAACGCTTCATGCTCCTCGTCTCCTCTCTTTAGTCTAAGTTCCATCTTCTGTGCCTCATCCTCTAAGTGAAAGCAGATTGATGTAGTAACAGCCATAGGCTTCTCTGCGTCCTTATCAATCTTACTTGACTCGTGTAATCTGTAACTAAATTTCATTCCTGTTGCCATATCTTACTCCTTTGCTAAGTGTCGTGGGTCAATGTACCAAATAGTATTCGGCTGGTCTTCCCTTAATTTTACGTATTCATTCTCATCCCATAGTACCATGTAACTTACGGGATCTGTTATCATTTTTATTATACCAGTAGCTCCTTCCTCTACATAGGGCTTATCATCTTTAATGCAGATAACTCTGTCACCTACCTTAAGATCAGTAAGGTCTATTGGCTCCATGTCAGGTATATCTGCCTCAAAATCAAAGACAGGCTCTGCAAATGAATGAAGCTCTTCCCCATTAAGTAGCTTGCTATTAAATGTAGCCCATCTCTCACTATACTCATATACTGCGTCATCTGCAGCCTCTGCAGCCTTAGCTACAGATTTATCTGGTAGGGATAGTTGATTAACAAACACTGATGTCCATATCATCTGTTCTTCTATTGTTTTCATAATACTCTCCTTCTATGCTCTTTCTTGTTTGGTCCTCTCATCCATTTACCACATGACTTACAAGTATAACGCTCGTAACCTGTAGTTTGGTTAGGTACTACACCTCTATGTTGATGTGGTCCTTCATGCCCACAACCTACACAAGGGTCGTTAATGTCTTCAATAATGTTGTACCAGTTATATGTAATATCAGGTTCTATTTTTTTGAATACATCTCGTAATACTTCTACATCCATCTTGTTATACTTCACCATCTTAGCGAATGATGCATCACAGTTCTCGTTATCTTCCATGATGTCAACCCACCACTGATAGTCTGACTTAATCTTACGTCCTACTCCAAAGTACTTAGCAACATAGTCTAGTCTAAACGAGTTCATGTTGTATTTACTCTTGACTACCTTGTACGTATCAATGCTACGCTTAGGTCCAATTGTATCATATCCATGGTATCTTAGTCTAGCGTTAATCCAAGGGATATCAAACTTGTCGCCGTTATGGTGTACTAGTATTGTGCTATCCTCTACTGCCTCTGCTAATTTCTTTACAATTAATGAGTCATCTATAACTCCATTATCCCATAGAATTAAGTCATCTGCAACCTCTATTTTACCATCATCGTGTGCCCACGCAGCACAAATCATTGCACGTTCGCGGCTGATGTTGTTAGGTTGAATGCTAATCTTGTATCCACACCGCCAGAAGTAACCCTCATTAGGTGTAGTCTCTATATCCAAATATGTTAGTTTACTCATCAATGTATCTCCGGTTTGTATAATCTTAGTACTATACTATCTATTATGATCTCTTTGTCTTCAGATGTTAAGTGATCGCTGTCTCTAATACCAACGTACACTTGGCTGATCCCTGCTTTCTTACATAAGACCACGGCTGCATCAATTGCTGCCAATAGATCATTACGTCCTAGCTCTACTATTTGACTTTCCTTATCCCCTTTAACCATTCTGGTGGTATCTCCTCAACGCAACACTGGTATCCTTTCTGTCTGCACCAGTCACTGTAGCGTGTAGCATGTTTTTTAGTTAGCCAGTTGTCCCTCTCGAACACCATCCTGACATCTATTTCTGTTGACTTTTTGATAGCAAGCATCTTACGCCTCTGCTCCATATCAAACTTGCCTTTGTCTTCCAAGTAAGTAACACCTCCATCAATGCGAGGCAAAACGAAATCAGGGTTATAAGTACGATTAATCCGAATGTCCACCGAATTGCAATCCAAACAGATACCATTAGCAGACTGCTGATAATCAATATAGTCACGTTCGTAATACCATTCAACACCTGCCTTCACTAATTGCCCTGCTGTTCTTAACTCTAACCCTGACTTAAATGTATACCCATACTTAGTAAGATCGGTCTTCTTCCATGACATACTTATCTATCTCCTTGTGTGTACGTAGTAGGTATACTAACTGGTAAATCTCATCTGCGTACTCCCTATAGTTATAGTTCTCCATTATATACTTAGTAATAGGCTTAACCTTCTTGTCTTCGTTTAATTTCTCATTTGTTTTTTCAAACCATTCAGCATACTGGTCGTATCTCCATTCAGAGAAGTTAAGTCCTTTTACAGAGTCAGTGACAGCTTGTACAAGCTTCTTCTCTGCGCCCTCTTTACTGACACCCTCTATACCATAGATGTTATCTGTCATGTCACCTGATACTGCTTGTGACCACAGGTTTATCTTAGCTTGCTTAGGTGTAATGAACTCCCAGTCTGGTACACCAGCTTTACGCTTATCTTCTGGTCTGAAGTCAAAGAACACTCCGGGTACTTGCATCAAGTCTTTATCAATAGATGCCAGCACTAATCCGTTACGTTTCAAAGCCTCTTCAGGGTTCATCTTATCTTTAGCCCAGTCCCACGCTCTTGTCTGCTCAATAGCTAAGTAGTCATCGACCTCGATGCCATCAATCTCTACGGCATCATAACGCTCGATCATATACTTAGTGAGTGCATCAAAGTGCGTTGGTCTACCCATACCATACTTCTTAGGGTACTGCTCGAAGTAATAAGGCCACTACCTGTGGCTTTCATCTCT